CCTTGTCCACCGCGTCCGTTACAGCGTTAGACGGTGCGCCGATGGTCGCGAACCAGTTCCCACGCAATCGCCCGATCTTCACAGGCGTGCGCTCAACAACCTCTTTCGTCGCCATCAAGCACACCGCGCGGATCGTTTTGTAGATGCTGGTATTAGTGGCTTTCGACCACTTTGCAACATCGGATGAAAAACTCATTTCCGCACCTGCACGAAATGCACAAGCGCAGTGTCGCCAGGCTTTACGGTGGTGATTGAGATAATTTCCATCTCAATGCTTCCGTCCAGCACTTTCTGATCAATCGCCGGCTGCGCCGCCCCGACAAGAATCACCAGTTGATCTCCCGCCGGAATGCCTAGCGCGCCCAGCTCTGCGACGGTGTAATCGCGCACGACGCCGGTCACCGTCTGGTCAACAATCGATGTCACTGGGTCCCAGGCGTTTCCGCCGGTCTTGTTGTAGCGGCGCAGCGATAGCCCGCGTCCGAATTTTTCAATCAGCGTCGCGGCAGTCGCTGCGATTTTCGCGTAATCAAAGCCAGCCATCGTTATGCCCTCACGGCAAACAGTCCGGAATTTCGCAGCAGCATGCGTAGCTGCACCAATGCTTCTCGATCTTTCGCCACCCTAAAATCTCCCCCGCGCGGGGCCGCGTAGGCGAGTTCAACCGCGCCCTCTACGCGCTCCTTGATCGTAGGCAATGCGGCAAGTGGCGGGTTGAACGGATCAGTACCCGCCGCCACCTCAACCACCGTGGCGAGCGTGGCATTGATAAGCTGCCGGGGCATCTCGGTGCTCGCCCACTCCCAGCGTTCCACCACTGCACCGACACGCGGCCACGACAATGGCTGATCACGCAGTACGCGCTCGCCGACAAACTGCGCGCTGTGCGACTCGACAAAATCCATTGCCTTGATAACCATCGGCTCCAGCGTCGCATCAACCGCCGATAACGTGACACCCCTCGCTGAGGCATAGGCGCGCGCATCGGCGAGCGAAACGTAGCTATTCGCCCCCGATACAATCGCGCCAGTCTCAACAATGAGCGTCATTAAAACTCCATGAGCGTCGCAACAAGGCCAGTCCCGCTAGTGATAGCGATAGTGCCCTGTAAATACGCGCTGATAGAGTTCAGCGGAATCGCTACGCTGCCCGTGGTTGCGGCGATTGATCCCACCGCATAACCCCCGGACACGACCACCGATCCAATTCCGGCAACCTGCACTGTAGTTCCACCATCGCCGTCGATAACTGGCGATAGCGCACCACCCGTCGGGTTCCGCAGCGTCAACACCGGGTTTTTTGCCGAGTTGAACACAAACGAATCCGTACCGTTGAGCGTTGTTTGCGTCAGCGTGCGCTGTCCTGCGCCCTGCATATCTGTTGCTGTGATTGCTGGCATCTCGTTTAATCCTCAGCAGTGTGTCTGTGGTTCCGAGGCTCTGGAGCAGGCTCGGGCTTTTCGGCAAACCACTGCCCCGTTTCGATGTACTCCCGAGCGTCCACCGATTCCAGCGTCACGCTATTTCCTACTGCGTCATAGATGGTCTTCATCACGAGTTACCCTTTGCGAGGAATGCCTTGAACACGATACTCGGGGTCGTGCCGGCGAGCAGGGTATAGAGGCGCAGGTAGCGGAAGGTCGTCCCGTTTCGCTCATTTCTGAACGGCACGGTGATAGTCCCAGCCGCAGCGTCCGCCGTGCCGCCAGGGGCGGCACCGGTAGCGCCGCCGATGCGCTGCATGGCAACTACGGGGATGTTTCCGGCGGTGCCGAATGCCGCGTCGGGCGATCCCTCCAGCATGAAGGTGTAGGCCTCATCGCCGGTTGCAACGTCCAGCCCGGAGTAGTCGATAACCAGATCACCGACAAACAGCCCGGCGCCGACATCGAGGATCACGGAGCCGGTTTCAGTGGACGTAATGGCCGACGCCAGCGCCCGAATCAGCAGCGCGTTGTCGTAAGTGTGCTGTGAATAAAGATTGCTCATTTCAGTTCTCCGTTATCAGGCGACGATGGCGAGGTCGCCAATGTGGCGCAGGCGTGCGACGGCTCGGCCGTTGAAAATCGCCAGCCCGTTGTACCACTCAATGCGGGTGCGATAGAGCGGGCTGGTTTGCAGCTCCCCCAAATCGCGCACGTCGATGGTGCCGTTCTGGATTCCGGTCAGTGCATCCGCGCCGATACTCACGATATAAATCGAGGTGGCGGTTGCGGTGCCGGAGGCAGCAGCTTCGGTAAACGGCAGGATGGCCGCGCCCGCATCGTCCATATCGACGGTCAGAATCGGCAGATCGTTGTAGTTCAGAATCCGCCGCCCGAGCTGATCGGGGGTGTAGGTGATGTAACCACTGACGGATGTCGCCCGAGCCGCAGCGGCGAATTTCCGCGCCATGGCTTTCGACATGATCAAATGCGTCGGATTCAGCACCTGGTCGATGGCTTCGTCGAGTTTCGCGAGCGACAGCGCCGCACCGTTGGCGGTAGATCCAGCGGAGATAAGCTGGCTGCCAGTTACGCGGACCTGGAGCCCGTCGAATTCGCGCGGCTCGGTTGATGCGTCACCCTTGATGAATTTCCGGGTCCACGCCAGAGACAGCGCACGGATTTTCATCGATTCTTGGACCGCGCGCTGTTCCATCCCCATCGTTTTGAGAATGAAAGCATCAACGTCCAGTTCGCCGCCAGCGATGACAAGCGACTCAGTCAGGGGGTTCAGCACGCCAGTGCTCGGGGTGTACGCCTCATTCACACCACGGAATCCGATGCCGGGCAGGCTGGATTCGCGGTTGTATTTGAGTGCGTTCCCAGCGATATCCTGGAACGGCAGGTTCATGAGAATGGAGCTTGAACCGGCATACAGTTCGATCACGCCGGATTTGTAGACATCGCCGCTATTCTGTTTAGCGGCTTCGAGCAGAGTAAGGGCCATACTGGCGTCCTCGTGTGGGTAAGTGAATGTTCCTCACCGGCCCAACCGGTCGAACCAATATGGCCCCAGGCCACTACTTCTGTGCGTTTCGTGCCGCGTTCATTCTCTCGACTGGCGGCAGTTTCATCATTTCCTCGACGGCGCTTCCGCTACCTCCGACCCCTGGTCGGCCTCCCGGTACGCCACCGGATGCTTTGCTTCCTGCAATCACCCTAGCAAAAGCGGGATTGTTTGACAACTCGGCCTTCAGTTCATCAATCGACAGCGCCGATGGTTTCCCGTCACTGTCACGAACCACGGTGATATATTGCCCGTCTCTTTCCTCCGCTGCAAGCCTTGCGCGGATATGTGGCAAAAGCACCGGCGCGGAACCTTCAACGGCCATTTCTGCCGCTAACCTGGACGCCACAGCATCAACCGTCATCGCCGTTACAGAGGACCCCATCCTCTGTTTCTCCGCCAGCCATTCCGCCTCGCGTCGCGCCAGCTTATCCTGCCACGATTTTTCCAGCGCGGCAATATCCCCCCCTTTGCGCGCGGTTTCCTCGGCGGCCAGTTGCGCGGCTTCCTCGGCGGCTTTCTCGCGCTTCTGAGCTTCCAGGCGCTCGGCAATCAACTCCCTGTTTTTGGCTTTGAGTCCCGCAACATCCTGGTCCTCTGGCAAGCCGTCCACTGACAGCCGGTATTTATTCCCGTCCTTTTCGTACAGCGCCGCGACGGACTCGTCCAGCCCGTCAATCGTTTCAATCTCGTATTTCAGTGCCATCGGTTATCCCCCAGGGATAGTGGTTACAGGCCAGCCCGCTCAAAGGCCAACGGTTCTATCTCCCGCATCCGCTCCAGCGTCAGCGGGTTGTAGTTCTTTCCGATATTCAGTTCAGCGAAGCGCTCGGCAGACAATCCGCCATCGCGCAAAAGCTTTGCCCGCATGGGGCCGATCGCCTCATTCTGGAATCCGGCGTCCTGCTTTTTCAGCCATGAGTAATAGGTCTCCTTCGCGTCCACCGGCCCGAATAGGCTTGATTGCTGTGCGTTTTTGCTCAGGAATGCGAACTTGGGGTCAATGGCTCCCGTCGTAGTACTGCGGCAGCCCGGATGTATTGGCGGGCGCGGACCAGAGTCGAGCGGGAATATCTGGCCGCTCAACGACTGGCATACGGTGGTGGTTCTATCATCAAGCACCGACAGCCACTGCACGCCCGTGACTAGATCGTCATTCGCCTGCCACACCTCTTCGCGCGCGATCGATGCCATGTGCTGCACCACAGTTCGCACAAGCGCTTCTTCGCTGCGACTCATGCGCGCGAGCAGCCCATCCTCATTCCGCGCCGCCGTTGTCCCGCGAATCGCCCGGAGTATGGCCGCGTTAGTCTGCCCCTCGAAAAACCCTTGCCGGATCGTGTCGATGGTGTTGGTCACCATCGTTTCGGACCAGCCGCGCACGAATGGCTCGATCAATTTTCCGCCGCCAGGGCCGCGCAAAGAAAGCGGCTTTGACAGCGCAGCAGCATAGACTTGGGTAGGCGCGGCGACTGTGTAATTTGTGGTAATGGTGCCAAGCGCCCGAATCTCAAAGCCCGCCTCATACTCCGCAATATCGCGCATTTCGGAAAGCAGCGCCGTATCGGCCCGCCCGCGGATTGCACGCAGGTCCGCAGCGATGGCGGATAGCTGCGCCTCTATGCGCCCCCGCTGGAACTCCGTTGCCCCGACCCGTAGCCGCAGCGCGCGGTCCATCTCGATTAGAAACGCCTGCGCCTTTTTCGACTGCCCGCGTTTCAGCCGCTCAAGGAATACCTGATGCCGCACGGAGGCGTTAGCTAGTATCTGGCTGGCTGGGTTAGGGGCTGCCATACATTAGGCCGGTGGCAGCAATAGGTCGCCCGCGCTGGAATCCAATTCCTCGCGCAGCATTTCGTCGGTGCGGTCGGGTGCAATCAATCCGGATTGCCGCATCGCCGCCCACAGATCCGCGTCAGGCATTTTCCCCGCCTGGACCGTGAGCAGCAGGGAATTGAGCATCTGCGCGTCCACTTGCCCGCCGGAGTAGTCCTGCTGTATGCGATACTCGCCCGCTCCGTCGCCCATGAATTGCGCCATCCACTCAAGCGCGCGGGTGTAGGCGTCGGACACATTGCTCGCGGCCAGCGACAACACCGACATTTCAGCCTCGCTGTCCGCCTGCGCCTCAGTGGCGGTTTTCACTGCGCCACCCGGCTGCAATAGCCGCGCACCGAGTGCAATCATCTGCTGTTCTTTTTGCTTCATCGCCTCATAAGCGAGGCCGTTAGCAGTCGCCTGCGCAAGCCCGAATGACCCGCCCTCGGGCAGCATGATCGGCGCGCGCGACCCGAAATAGATCCCGGTTTTTTCCAGGTGGTCGCGCCACTCGACCGTTAGCCCGGCCATCCACGGTTGCACCTGCCCGGCGAGATAGGCAGCCTCTTCGTAATCCGCGCTGTTGCGGTAATGCGCGATATTCAGCGATGCAATATCGTAGAGCGGCGAGGGGTCGCAGTGGTCGTCGTTGTTGACGGCCCCGCAGAACACGAAGGGTATTTCTCTCCACGGATTCCTTGATGCGTCCAGCACCACCGCCGGCCCCTCGACCATGACCCATGCGTCGTGCTCGTTTTCGCGCCAGACCTCTTGCGTGTAGCCTGCCGCAGTCAGTCGCAAAACGCGGTACTGATCCTCAATGACCGTCGCGAAATCGTCCACTGTCTCATGCGCCTCGCGCAGCACAATCATGGACAACGTGGTTGTGCTGCCAATCCGTATCGTGCGCCAGTTTGTTACGCTCGCGGCAGGATACAGCGCAATGCGCGCTCGGATGGCACCGCTCGCCATATCGGCACGCGATGCCGGCACAGACGTGGGAGGGTAATCCACCAGCAGCCCGCAGCGCCCGGCTTTCAGGACATGCGACAGAGCCATCTGTGATTGATGGTAAATCGATACGCCAGCGCCATCGATATCCTCAAGCGCATAATCAATTGCGCCGGTGATGTCCGCCGTTGGGTCTTCGCTGAATGCTGTGCCCAGCATTGTTTGCAGCGTGCGCCCGGTGGCGTTGTAGTACACCGCCCGCGTGAGGTATTGCGCATACCGCGCTGCGTTTTCCTTTGACTTGTCGGTCGGGTTGGGCTTCGGTAGATACGTTTCGCCCTTGCCTT